TCACTCTTAATCTGAACTTTCCTTGGGGTATCACCTTCAGAGTATTTCTCATAAAACTCCACATTATCCAGATAGTTTAGCTGTTCTTCAACAGCATCTCTGAATCTGCTTGAGTTATGAGACTTAACCCCTAATGTTACTTCAGTCCAGTTAAGATCTGTCGTCTCCTCATAATAAACAACTGACCCATCTGACAAAGTAATAGAAGGATTCATAGCCCCTGTGGTTAGATTAAATTTAGGGATTATGAAATCAGTCTTATAATTAAAGCAATTCATTTTGAATCGTCTCCCATTATAAACTGTTTCTATTGTGTAGAAGTCTACCCCAGTAGATAAAGCTACCTTAGCCCCCAAACCAAAAGCCCCGAAGTTCTGGCTTGTGTTACGTTTAGTGGAATAACCTAGCTCTAATATCCCCTCTAATCTTTTACCCCCAATACCTACACCATAGTCCTTGATGCTCAAAGAATCACAATAACCTACACCCTGATTATGAGTGTAGGTTATTTCTACGTGATTCTGCTTAAGGTTTAGGTTAGGCAGGGAATAATAACTAGGGTCAAAGTTAGAGTCAGAGTACTGCTCCCCATCTCTGGTTATGTAATAATCTGAAACTTTCTTAGCCCCTGATAAAATCTCAATTGCAATCTCCTTCTCTCGTTGAGAATCGCAGGCATTTGTTACCAGCTCTCTGACGGTTGAAGGTATTGGGGTGGAGTACTGAGTAGCCTGCAAGATATCAAAGACCAGCTTCTCAGCTCCTTTGTTAATCTTCTTAGCCACCCCCTTATCCATCCCAATGTAATTCTCCTCAATAGTTTTAATACTCATTGGACAATAGATAAAAAGCCCGGATATAAACCCAGGCTTAGTTAATAATTAGTTTGTTGATTTACATAGAGAGTATCTTATTGATAACCTCTAATACTTGTTTTTGATTCTTAGGGAGATATAAAGGAACTGGGGTTCCCTGTTGTACAAGAGCTTGCTTAAAGAGTTTCCATGTATTGGGGAAACGATCGTTGGCAAATCCCTTGGTTTCAATAACCCATTTGATTTTCCCCTTATCGTCATACCCAATAAAGTCAGGGGTATATGTAATATCCCGTACTTTAGATTTACTCCTGTCTTCAAACTCCCCATTAGCCCTATTCTCCCAAGTCTCACAAGGGTATTCCAACCCTTTCATTAAGACGAACTTAGACTTTTCATACTCGAACTTCAGTTCAAATTCTAATAACTTTCTGTATGTGAATACTTCAAGCATTGATTTAAACTGAATACCATCCACCACCTTTTGAGTGGCTTTTATTTTTCCTCGGCTCCCCCTTTTGGGACCAGCCTTTCGTACAGTATTGGATCGAGTTCTTGAATTTTGTCTAGCCATTCTTGTTCTAGTTTCTTTGCTATTTTGATATCTCCCACGTCAAAAGTAGTACAAGTTCCCAAGTTACTGAACAAGCTTGCACAATTTTTTAATATAGAATCTATCTCCTCTCTTACTTGAGGATCCGTATAGTACTTAAGATCAGTCATTTGCAGGAAGTTGTATTTTAATAATTCTTTTTGCACAGTCTATACCATGATCTCTTACAAGGTCTGATATATCTTTTGATCTATAGTGTGCTGGGATAATAATGTTGATTAACTGATACTCGTTACAGATCTTATTAGCCATAGTCTGGCCTGGATTTGTATCAGAATTAAAATCATTATCATAAAGCACAACAACTAAATCAAATCTGTTTTTGAGATGATCAATAAACTTTTGGCTAGGCATCTGCATCTCACTCTGTAATGCTACGGCTTCATACCCAATGGCATTTAAAGTCATAACATCCTTAAGTGATGAAGCAAGAAAGACAATGTCTCCACTGTCTTTCAATTGGCCATAGCCCTGGATATCATTTTTAGTAGTATTGCTGAACCACTTACCCTCTGATTCCAACGGTCTATAGATTTTATATCTCCCGTTGATATTATATGCATAAGCCAGAGTGTGGCAACTATACCGAACCTCGTTAATCCAAAAGTAATCAATCGGCTCTATAGCAAATTTAGTCAACAACTCCATACTCACCCCAAATTGACCCCAGAATTTTTTATCTTCTGGCCCCCATTTTCTAGATCTCTTAGTTATTACAACAGGCCTTCTCTCCTCAACTATCTGAGGACCATAAGTAATAGGCATAATAGCTTTGAGATTAACCCCAAAGTGTAACCCTAGATTAAAGTCTGAGTCTATAACTTTTAAGGCTTCTATAAATGTGAGATTATACTTACGTTGCACGTAACTAAAACAATCGTGGCTCTCCCCATTCCCAAAATCTTTGTACAATAGCTTCCCATTGTACGTAATTATTGAGCATGTTGGGGATCTATCCTTTCTTAACTCACTACAAAACTTGTCACTTAATTTTGAAAAATTGTGACAATAATACTTAAAGATGTCGTACTCTGAAATTTTGCAGAGAATAGAATCTTTATCTAAATAAACATCACTTCCTCTTGCTTGAATCATAACTTCAAAGATAAACTTAAAGGGGGGAATAATCCCCCCTATAAGCTTTTAACCACTTAACAATGAAAACAACAAACAGGATTACAAATCCCAATCTGTGTCTGCTGCTACAGGAGTTGCTGCAGCATCAGCTTCAATCATAGTTGGGGAGTAAACCTGCAATTTAAGATCTTTGTTGTACTCAGCATTGAAAGAACCATAGTCCTCATTCAGAGCTTTGATAAACAAATCATCCCTCAATGGCTTTAATCTCCCGAAGTGACGATTGTAAACAGACTGGTATTTACCATCCTTAACTCCTACAAGAACACGTAACTTATTGTCTCCCAATACTTTTACATATTCTTGAAGTTCTTTAACTTGTCCTTTAACAATAGATTCGATAGTATCAAATGATACCTCCCCTCCATTAGCTACGTTAGCCCATGCTTTAGTAAAGTTAATCAGGGTATCCTCCCCAACATAAGCTTTACGAGTCTTATCCTTGTTCTTCCACCAGTCATAAGCTGGGGTGTCTGCACTCCAAGTTGTTTGACCTATGTTGTTAACCCACATAGATTTAGCCCCATCTTTTGATGTACGGATCTTATCCTGCATCAAAATCTCGAAACGAGTTGTGAAGTTAATATCCCCTGAGTTACAAGCCAACCAGAATACAACCTTAGTATAATCCTCTTCGTTCAATGTAACATTGTACTCAGGCTCTGTTCTAAGATTAATACCTAGGTCTACTAGCTCATCAAGAGTAGGGTTTACTGCAATTACTGATACGGGGGCAATACCTGTGTAAAGTGTTACTCCACCCCCTGATACTTGTTGTTCTGAATTATTAGACTGAATAGCCATCTTTAATTAATTTTAATTAGTTAAACCTTCTTCGTTGTTTTGTTCCTCAATCATGTCAAGTAGATCGAGTTGGTTAGGGTTAGTAACTACCTCATCTTCAACCTTAGCTGAAGTAGTTACTGGGGTTGATTCTGTATCGTCAACAATAGAGATACGTGTAATCTTACGACGAGCACGTAGTCCTTTGAGTTTAGGGTGCTTGAAAACCTCTGCAACCTCAGCTGCTGAAAGGTTATACTTCTTTGCAATAGCAGCTCTGTCCATGCCGTTATTCAAGTCCCCAAGAACTGATGATACAGTAATTACTGTGGTTGGTTGTGTTGCAACTTCTTGTGCAACTGTAGCTTCAATAGCCATCTTAATTTGTGTTTAATTAGTCAATATAAATTTTACTCCAGTCAAGTTGCATAACCTGACCCTTTAAATGCTCACAACGAGAGCCTGCAGTAATCTCTTCACTAGAATCAAATGAGATCATTGTCTTATCCCCATCTCTATACACATACCCTATGGCATCTGAGTTAGAGCAAGCAATGTTTCTAATCTTACCAGTTAAGTCGAGATCTTTAGCAGACACCTCCTTACCTTTCTTCTCAAGCATCTTATCTTTTAAGTGACCGATATAGATGATATGATCAGAGAGCATCTCCAATCTGTCCATCCACTTCTTAATAGCCATTCTAAGATACAGATAGCCTGCACCCTGAGGGAGAGATAGAACTGACAATCCCTTGTTATCAGGATCAAAGTTCTTCCCCATCGGGGTTTGTCTGTACAATTCTTTAGCTTCTGACTCACACCATACCTCAAGCTGAGTGAGTGTGTCAATAGCTATATACTTGTAGGGTTTCTTGGCTTGCATAATAGCCTTCCCTACTTGTCCTAACTCTGCAAGATTGTTAACCTTGATCTTGAGTGCCTCAACCATGTCAGATCCTTGTTCTAGGTCTATGATTAAACACCCATCAAGCTTAGCAAGTGCAGTAGTCTTACCAATCTTTGGGGGCCCGTACATAATCATATGTCTAGGGCTTTTCCGTCCAACTGGTACTTTCTCTGTTGGCAGTAATAATTCCATGAGTTAATAATAATTTACTTTTTAGGTCTCTCTTTGATCGAGAAGGTTGATAAATCAGATTCATACGGGATCATCCCAAGCTGACCATCCCTATTCTTTTCTATGTGACAAGCCAGCAATCCTACTGGGTTCTCCCCACAGTAAGAGTCTGTAATCCCATACAAATCATAAGGACGTTGCAGCATCATAACCACGTGAGCATCCTGACCTATTGAGTCACCCCCGAATAAGTCAGTTAGCTGTGGTTGATACTGTTGCTTAGCACGATACTCCTGCTCGATGTTTCTGTTTAACTGAGACAATAGGATATTGATAACCCCTAGTCTAGCCTGCAGCCACATACAAGTTTTAGATATCTGATTAAGTTTCTGAAGTTCTGTATCTTCTGTCCCAAGAATTAATCTTGAATGGTCGAAGAGGTTTATTATTGTGTGTTGTGGGAATCTAATGTTCACCCTGTTGTTTACCTCTTTAATTTTAACCATATTCTGTGGAATAGAGCAGAAGAATATAGGGTACTTTCGATACTTATCTACAGCCTTCTCATAGTCGTTGATCTTCTGATCAGATATTGGGGAGTCGATACTATACAGTTCTGAGAATTGCAGCTTAACATCGTTAGCTGCTGCCCTCATAATCTGCTGATAGTCCGGCATCTCAAAGCTCCAATAAAGGAGAATGAGTTTCTTATCCTTGTTCTTATCAAGAAGATCGAAGACCAATTGGTTTGAGAAAGCTGACTTCCCCACACCTGGTCTCCCAGCAATTACATACATTTTCCCAGGTTGCAAACCCCCCAGCAAATTCTTGTTCAATCTATCCCATCCAGTAGGGAAGACAATCCTGCTCCCAAGCTTAGCCTGCTTGATTTCATGAATTGATTTGTCTACTGATTTTGAGATGTGACTAAACTCTTTTAGAGTCTCGTCTAGATTGTTAGAGATGCCTTGTGATCCGTCCTGATTCGAGATTACTTGGCTTGGTTGTTCCATCTGTGTCTACTTCAATATCGTACTTCTCCCAACTGTGGTTGTTAACCCACGTTTCTAACATTTGCATATACCCCAACCCATTTCCACGACGACGTAAATCCAGCTCACGATCTAAACACTTGAGGATTCTCTCATGCTTAGTCTTGTCTGTCCCTACAATCTTCTTGTACTTTGATTTAGCTTTCTCGTTGGCTTTAGAATCTGCATTCTGAGCTCTAAGTATTCTAACAGAACCGCTGTTAATTACTTTGATAGGAAACCGAGAGAGAAGACCAGCCCACATCTGATCAAAATCTGAAACAGTATCTGTCTCAAACTTATCTCTGACAATAATCTGATCTTCATCCCCCAGTTTCACCCACCCATTAGTTTGCAATAAATCTAAATCAACATTTAACTTTAAATCTGTTATCGAGGCACTACGATTTGACATTAGTAGAAAGACAAACTCGTCAGGGGATAACCCCATAGTAATCAGCTTGTTAGTATCTAGTTCAATAACCATAAAGCTTTTTGTTATACTTTCTAAGTCAAATACTTCTCAAATATAAGAAGAAATATCATCTATCCAACTAATATTTGATAAATTTTTAATAGCACTATGCAACCACTTCTCCTCTTGACTATTCTTGACATACAATACCACAACCTCCCCGACTTTATCAGCATCTGATAATCTGAGGAGACGTCCAACTCGTTGAATCATTTGCAGGGCTTTTGAATCTAGCCCACAGATAATCCCTAAGTTAGCATCATGTACGTCAAAGCCTTGGTTAAGAGCTTTAGTGGAACACAACACACGTATCTCATTCTCTTTGAAGTCTTTAAGTGCACTTTCTCTCTCTTTCTTTGTTAATCTAGAATGATAAGTAGCAACCTTAACGTCTTCAGAAGCAATAGCATCGTGCATTGCATCAGTAAATTCATTACTTCCCCCGAAGGTTAGAATCTTCTTGTCAGGGAATGCTTTAGCAATCTGAGCAGTATAAAGGATTTTGTTATAAGCCTTTTGAACAATCTCTTTACGAGATCTTATAGCCTTATAGAACATCGTAGCATTCTTCTTCTCCTCTGGGGAAGCTGTTCTATCCTTTAATATCCTGTTAGCCTCGTTGAAGGCATCAAATTGCCCAAGCTTGTACTTGTAATGAACAAACATGTTGTTAGCAGCAACGTAATCCTTTCTCTCTTGCTCCACTAAATCCACAGATATGCAATTGATTTTGTATGGGGCAACTAATCCTTTAGCCACACACTGATCAAGAGTTATTGTGTATACAGGGGGAGCAAGATTGATAAGTAAAGTACGATACTCAGGTTCTTCAGGGAGAGTTGCAGTCATACATAAGAGCATCCCATGAGAGTTATTAAAGAATACCTCACGATAGATAGGGCTCAGCCCAAGATGTACCTCGTCAGCCACAGTTACTGTGTAAGTCTCATTTGTTAACTTACAAGCTGATGCATAACAAAGTATGTCTACTCTATCTAGAATATCCTCATACCCCCACTTCTTAAACTCCTCTGCAAACTGATCCTGCAACTGAATAGTTGGGACAAGCAGTAAACCCCTTCCTTCTCTTCTACGTAGAATCTCCCCAATAGCCATCACCCCAACTCTACTCTTCCCAAAGCCTGTCCCTGCTATAACTGACCCTTTAAAACCTTTTTCTTTCCAAGCCTTTAATGCTAATCTCTGTTCTGTGTCTTTAATCTGCAATAGTTGTTTGCTCATTTAATACTCTTGTTTTAGTAACTTTAAAATTGTTAAGCACATTACGTAGAGTATTAATCTCTTTCTCTAAAGAATCTAGCTTCTCTGCAAGTTTCAAAGCATCAACAGATAAAGTCTTATCTTTAACTGTCATACTAATGTACTTATCAGAACAAGCATAAAACATTTGCTGATAAGCCTTGTCAACACACATCAGATCTGAATGCAGATTCTGCATATAAATCACTGTTGTACGTTCTCTCTTAGCTTTACCTGCAATCTCGTGTTCTGTTAGATTAGAGTAAATACTCATAAGATTGATGTACAAGCATCTAGCAATTACATACTTCCTCTTACGACTGGCTGCTACAAAGTGTTGTCTTGGGATACCTGTAACAGTCTCTACGATTTTGAAAATAACTTTTGAAATCTCCTGATTCCCCATACTATTAAGCTTTTGAGTTCTTACGTGGTCTTCCAGGGCCTTTCTTTTTAGAGTCAGCTTTCTGCAACTCTTTTACTTTCTTAGCATGAAAACTTAATACATGCTCTAAAGTATGCAATGCATTCTCTAACTC